ACACGAGGTGTCTTGTCCCTGAGCTTGGAGTCCGCACTCAGTATTATCTTTATGGCTTCGTCTAGATGGGTTGGCATGTGATTATTTAATCGTAAAAAAAGGGCGAACCAAATTAATGATCCGCCCTCTTGGTAAACTAGAAACGATTATTAGATCGCTAAATCGTTAATTGTCGCTGTTGTACCACTATCGTTCAAGTCGATTCCATCAACTGTACCTAGAGCTTTTAAAGCCGTAAGTAAAGTTGCGGCAGATCCACCTGCAGTTGATTCTGCAAACGTTCCTGGTGCACCAACGAACATGTCAGTACCTTCAACGATGTATGTTTTTGAAGCGTTAGTGTCGAATAACGGACCAGCACCTACGATGTTACCGTAAGCCATGATTGTTTGTTCGATTGCTTGTAACGTCTCACCTTTTTCTAGGTGGTTCGCTAATTCTTCGCCAGCGTCAACTGTTAAGAACTCAAGTTCTTTACCTAATTGTGATCCATTTGCCGCTACGAATGTAGTGTTGTTTTCTGTTGCCATTTTAAATCCTCCTTTTTTCTGATTATAATGACTATGATACCGCTCAGGCATCAAGTTAAATGTATTTAGTGATAAAGTTGGTAAATTATGCTGTAATATTAAGATCTAAGCCACACTTCGTCACTTTTGGTCCTCTGCACGAATCCGTAGCCCAGATCCCTCAGTATTCGCTTGGACTCCTCAACGATCTTTGGTCTCTTCCTCTCTTTCATCTCGATGTTGACCACGGGATCGTTCTTGCTCAGGGTCTCCCTGGCACCGTTCAGCAGTGGTACCTCGAAGCCGTCCACGTCTATCTTGATGTAGTCCACGTCGGTCAGACCAAAACTGTCCAAGGTGCGACATTCGATGTCTCCGTCCCTGGGTGAGGTGTCTCCCACTATTTCATTTAGGTGTGTGGCATTCATGCCCTGGGTCACGGTGTGTGCATGATCACTCAGTGCAAATGGAAACAGCGTGACGTTTGATTCCGTTATGTTCTTGTTGAAGCACTCCCTGAAGTGGGGATTGGGTTCGAAGCAGATCACACTGTCAAATCTCTTGGCCAGTGGTCTGGTCCACTGTCCCACGTTGCTACCTATGTCCAGGCAGTTCCGCCATTGTTTGACGTGGGGCATTCCTGACTCCCTCTGTGCTTGTTGTCCGTCACCCGCGTCCTCCAGGTAAGTGGGTTCGGTGTGCTGTGCGTAAAAGACCCAGAAACTATTTTCTGTGGTCATTACAGTTCCTTGAACTTTCTCTGTATGTCTGTGTTGGGCAGTTTGGCCTGTAGCAGTTGTTTCAGCTTGGCCAGGGTGTGTGCTTGGGTCTTTGTGTCTAGGTTAGTGTAGTCCGCCACGGCCCTCCTCACGTTACGGTAGTTGGCGTCTGTTATGTTCAGTGCCCGTTCCAACTGTGTTAGGTTCTTGAAATGCTCTTCCCAACTCCTCAGGTATCTCCTCACGGCCATCACTGGCACGGGTTGCCTCTGTCTCATGGCCTGTGCTTGGTCCTTGTTCTTGAGCTTCTTGGTGATCTCTGGATCACCTGCCACTATGGCCAACATGTTGGCTAGGTCGTTGTTGTTCATCCTTACACTGTCAAAAGTTCCCCTTGCCAAGGTCTCGTCTGCGTATGACTTGGCGAATACTGCCGTCTCCTTGTTCTGACTCATCGTGGCCAGTGCCAGGAAGCTGAGGTATATCCTCTCCGTGACTTCTGGGAATGTGAATCTCTCCAAGTCACTATGTCTTCTAATGACCTTCGCTTCAGATACATACTTTAAAAAGGGTGTTAACATAAAGGTATTTATAGGGCATATGCAACGGAATTTTATTCTAACAGACGTGATGAAGACTGGATTTGATCAAGATGTTAAATCTTTCATAGAATCAAACACGTTAGTTGATCAGACTATAGAGTTGACAGGACAGTATTATGATTTACCATTATTTGATCTTGGTAGCTATGATAGGAAATTTGCATTGATAGACTTCAGACACGAGAACGAACAGATAGCCCGGAATCCCGAATTCAATATGGAATATATGAGACGTGTATCCAAGCTGACAAAACTTGGATTCACTTTCATACAATCGTCACCCTGGGAGTGTGAGGAATCTATCAATGAATACATGAAATCTTATCCCAACACCGGAGTGGTCAAGTGTCATAAATGGTGGGGAGACGCCAGCTGGTGGTGGTGGTATTGTGCTAGAAAACACAGAGCAACAAAATTCAAATTTGATCATGGTGAGAAGAGATTTGATTTCCTTTATCTAAATAAAATGAGAAAAAGACATAGAGAACAGCTTTGGAACAAATTGCGAGAGGATGATCTTCTTTCAAATAGTTTGTACACTTTTCATGGCCTTGAGTCACAACACAAATTGCCACCCGAGTATGAGTTGCCATGGGTTGACAGGGAGAACTATCCACAGTTAGGATTTGATCAGGATGTTTTTGAGAAGCCGTACAACGATTGTGCTGTGAATATAATCAGCGAATCGGTGGTGGACTCTATGTTCATAACTGAGAAAGTCTACAAGCCGTTGATGGCGGGGCAGGTATTCGTTGTGTATGGATTCAAAGGACTGTTAGCAAAATTAAAGGAAATGGGATTCCGGACCTACGGAAAATACATTGACGAATCTTATGATGACGAATCTGACCATGACAAGAGACGTGACATGATCAGTGATATTCTGCATAAGATAAAAGGCACCGATTATAAAAAACTTTATGTAGACACACAGAAAGTAAGAGAGCATAATCAGAAAATGTTCTTTGATAAAGATCTAATAGGTGAAGAAGTAAATCGTACTCTACGACTTTGGTTTGAATTTGCTGATAGCCGTTAAGTTCCGTCTACTGAATCCCAACCTATCTACCAGTTTGACAGCATTGCCTAATTTGTCAACAGCGACGAAGCCCTCTGGTTCTGTCACTTGTAGTCCGTTGTCCGTCTGTTGGAATGATCCTATGGCCATCGCTTGATTCATCTTCTTGAGGACGAATCCCTTCATTGACTGTACCGCCTTGTAGAAAGTCAGCATGGCCTGTAACGGTTTCTTGGCCTTGGATAAGAACACGGGCATCTGTTTCATCTTGTCCTGTCTCAGTTGTAAGGCCTTCTGTGCTTTCAGCCCTGACATCTGCTGTTGCATTCTGTCTGTGTAGAACTTCCGGAATCCTAACAGGAATTGATTGACGTTGCTGGGTAACTCGCCCTGTTTGACCATTGCATTTATGTACATCTGGAACATGGGCACGAAGTCCGTGTTCTGTCCCAACACACTTGATAGGTCTCTCGGCACACTGTTCAACAGTGTCTCCAATTTGTCAATGCTGTTGTAGAACTGCTGTGACTCATCTGCCGTGAACTTGGCACTGCCTGACACATCCTTGTACGATGCGTTGTCAAAGAAAACGTCTGGACTCGGTGTGAATGAACTTACGTCTGCTCCGCCCTGTGCGTTCATTGTTGCCAGTGTGTCTCCTGCGTATGTGGTGTGGAATATGATTCCCAACTTGGCCCTGTCTATCTGTTTGGCCAGTTCACCATCTTCGGGAACTGCATATGTTATCGTGTTGGGTGTGAAAGTCAGGTGAGGTTTACCGTCTATGTTCTTCCTCGTGATGCCCTCGTCCGTGTACAACAAGTCTCCCTGCACAACACCCTGTATGTTTAATTTCTTAAGATGCACGAGACACTTCAACAGTTTCTGTCCCAGCTCGTCTGTGCCATGATTGGCCGCTATGTCTTTCTTTGTGTAATTGATCTTTGGTGTTTTTGAGAACACCGACTTGGTGCCAACGAAGAACCGGCCATTGTCTGGATTGGTTCCACACACCACGGCGGGTGCTCCATCCCACTTGACTGACACACTCATGGCCTCTGAGCTTGTGCCTTTGAGTGTTAGCAGTAGTCCCCTGAAGTATTCCACCACAGCCTGTCCGCCCACATAGCCATCAGTGATTATGATGTCCTCTATGTGTTCCAGATGAGTCCTTTTGAATTCTGTAAGGACGTCTTCTATCAACATGATTAATCCTCTTGGTATTCGCCGTCTTTGATTTTGAGTACGTTGTTCTTGATGTCTTGGTTCTCTTTGATTCTAGCGACACCTTTGCTGAACTTACTTGCATCCATGTTCTTGATCGCTGAATTGAATTTCTTCTCCAGTTTGAATGCTGTGTCCTGGTCGAAGTTCTCCCTGATGTAGGTGATCAGTCTTATTGCTGATTCAAGCACATGAGAAGCTCTGCTCTCAACCACTTCTTCCTTGTCCCTGTGCAGGGGCATTGAGCTCAATTCTTCTAGTAGACTTCTAGTATTTTTTTGCATTGTAGGTATTTACTCTTTATTGTAGCACAATTCTAGCATAAGTCTACTCATTTTACTTTCCTGTAGATGAAATACTTACGTTGATTGCTGTCATCACGTATGTCCAGCACTTTTAGGTTGAATATCTCTGATAATTCTATGATGAAAGGCACGTTCCATGGAAAGAACTCAATCCACTTGGCCTCGGGTTTGTTGTGTTGCACACCTGGGTTGACCCTGAAGAACATGGTTCCTCCGTCCGCCAACAGGTCCACACATCTGCCTATCTCCGCTATTATCTTGTCCCTGCTACCAAAGTTGATGGAGCCCAGGCACATGATCACATCGAACTTCTGATCAGTCCTGTATTCCAGTGTGCCAACTTCGTGGTCCGCTCGGTCATTGTAGGGATCTATTCCTATCAGGTTGTCTATCTTTCCTCGGAACTCATTGTATCCACAACCAACGTCCAGCACTGCTCTTGGCTTCAGGCCGTTGACTTCTTCCACCAGTGACAGTCCAGAGTACTTCCATTTCTTTATGTCATTCTCCCAGTACTTGGAGAAGTACTTGTGTAGGCAGGCCACATCTATCGCCTCCGCGTACTGCTCTAGCGTGTCGCAACGATCCACTTCGACACCGAATGTTTCCAGTATGTAGGGTTGTGTTATCTTGTCGAGATCGTTCTGGCTGTGTGCCAACAGTTGTGCGAATATTTTTTTGTTCATGTATTAATATTATACGAATATGGAAGGAAAGTCTATGCTTTTTCAGTATAAATTTTTTGAATTCCTGTCCTGAGATTTTTTCCTAACAGTTTAAAAATTTCTTGTGTGTTACTTGGTAATTTTTCTACAGATTTAATTAGATTCAATCCATGTTTGAACATCAACAAATGTAGGATCACGCCTTCTTTTAATACATCCATCCGATATTGTGCTAAATCAACTGATTTGTTATGTAAAATACACTGAACTATCATTTCAATGTCATTGCAAAAATATATGTAATGTTGAAGATAGTCTCTCCAGATGTTGTGCATATCACACCAGTGGTTAAGAGCTGGCGTATGTACTTTAAGTTTTAAAAAATTTAATATTTTCAATATCTCTTTTTTACCACTGGTCAACAAGTCCTCTAATTCACAATCATATGTGTTTTTGTTGTTGTTTTCCATTTTAGGAAATTCATAAGGCCTTATATTAAAAGCAATTCCCTCTCTTATGTCATGCCATGTGTGCAATCTATTTTCGTAAATGTGTGCGTCATCAAAAAATCCAGGCCAATAGTGTTTGCAGTGTTTTTTTACAGTGTCAAAATTGTGTTGCCAGTTTGGTTCTGTGTCATGCCATCTTAAAAATCCTATGAGAAATTGTAGTCCTGTGCAGGTTATGTTTATAGATTTTATTCCATGTGTTTCCATCCTTGACAGGAAAGTCTTGTTCGAGGGTACTCCGGTCTCTAGATAACTAGCATCTGGGAAAAATCTAGTATGCTTTAAATTATCTCCTGGCTGATCCATGATCTCTTCTATGTTGTCTAGGTTGGTGACCGTGTTCGGTTTCATTTTGTGAGCTGTCACACCATCAAAGGGATTTTCAGGTACTTCCAGAAACTTGTCATCCTTGATACGATAGTAATTTTTTTCGTTTGTACAGTAATAGATAGACCAAATTAAAAAAGTTGTTCCGAGATTGAATTGACCACAGGTTACGGAAAAACTCTTGTTGTTCATATTTTTTTCTTAATTGTTTTTGACAATATCTTTCTAGTTGTATCTGACATCACTCCCGTTATGACCAACATGGGTCTTGGCTTGTTGCTGGAGTTGGCCGTTGAGTGTGGTAGGTTCTGCCAGTCAAACTTGTGTATGTCACCTGCTCGCCACCTGTCAAACTGTTCGTTGCCATACATTATGAATTGTCCAGGTTCCCAATCTTGTAGCATCACCATGATACGAACAACATTGTCTGGATCAGCATCTAGGTCATACAGCTTGTCTATGTGCATGTTCAGTACCTCTCCCGTGAACTGTATGTGCAGTTTGGATTTTGTTGTGGTCAACGCAAAGAAGTCTGTCATCCTTTGCAGTGTTGGACACTTGGTGAAGTCCGCCAGTCCTCTGTATATGGTCATCTTGGGGTCTGCGCCTGCTGTCTTAAGATCATTCTCTTCTGCTTCCACATTGACATTGACATTTTCCCTGCCTGTTCCTTCCCTACGGTTGGCCCAGTTGAGAGGTTTGCCATCTTCTATCACTGCTTGTAGTTCTGTCTGCCACCCACCCGTGAACTTGCCCAAGTGTTCCACACAGTCTGTGTCCCGGTGCCACTTGTTGAAGTGATAGTTGCTTCTTGCTTTTGCGTCTTCCCAATTACTTGTAGACATATACCTCGATTCCCTTGTGTTCGTAATTATGTATCCTTCCTTTGTTGTCTGGGAAACTTATTCCTAACAGCCTGCAAAGGTCCACGTTGTCCTTTGGCTTTGTGATTCTGTCCTTGTTGTCCTTGATGAACTGCATCGTGTTCCGGTTCTCTGCCTGTATGTGTTCCCACATCTTGTCCAGGTTCTCGAAGTGTTGGTAGTTGGGGTACGTGATGTTGAACTCTCCACACAGTTTCCACCACTCCAGACACTCGTGGTCGTTCCTGTACACCATCACTATTGGATGTCCTTTGGCCTTGAGCTTGTCCAGTTGGTGTGCGAACGTATGTGCTTTCACTATCCTCTTGCCTGTGCCAGAGAATGGTCCGTCCCAATCGTCCACGCCAAACTCCATGCCCGGATCCCAGTAGGCTCCAATGTGCATTAGGTGACTGCGTCCAGGGGTGTCAGCATCGTGGTGGTAGGTCCTAGCCTCTGAATAGTCTGTGTGATCAATGTCATCACTCCAGTAGATGTTTTTGACAACACTACTCCATTTCGATCCCGGTGCCCCTGTGAACAGTATGTACATTATTTTGTCAGCTCTTCTTTGTACACTGCATTGTAACCCAACTGATTCTTTCCAAAGTCAGTGAGTGTTTTCAACGCACCTGGTGTGATGAATGACTTCAGTGTTCTAACTGCGGCATCACCCTCTGCACCTGTTCTCCATTCGTACTTTCCCACTTTCTTCTCGATGGCGGCCACTGACGCTGGGTCTTTGATCATCCGGTCCAAAGCGGCAACAAGTTTCGCTCTGTTTGGATTGCCCTTGTTCACCCAGAATGCTTTCTGTAATGCATCTCTCCAACTCTTGACCAGTTTGTATGCATCGTAGAAGTCACCACTTGGTGCAACACCGTACGTGGATTCAAACAGTGTTTCAAACGTTGGCTCTGTGAAGTTGGGATCCTTGTCGTGGTTTCCTGTTTTAACATTCAGCAGTCCATGATGGAACCATGTGTGTGCGTCACCCGCCTCGATGATCGGCATCACATGTTTCTTGTAAGCGGCAGGGTTCTCCCTGGTTGCGTTCAAGTCACCTCTGATGAATGCTAGTCTTCTCTCTGAGCCACTCATTCCTTTCACCCATACGATCTTGTCTTCGAATGTCTTGATTGGATCACCAGTTGGTCCTGCGAGCAACATGACGATTGCCATGATCTCTGGAGTCATTCCAGATCCCGATGGAAACTGTATGGGTCCGTTCTTGGTATCCGCTTTGTCCCTTGCACCAACGATGATGTTCAAGTTCATCTGTCCGATTGATTCCCAATCCATGTAGTTGTAGTCCACGGGCTCAACAAGATATGATATACCGTTACCACCATGTGATACCAATATGGTCTTGTCATCGAACCTCAGTTTGTTTTGGAACTCATTTGGTCCCAGTTGATCCCTAGCACCCGGCTTGTAGATAAGATTGATCTTCTCACCTAGGTGTTTCTCCCATTCCGCTACAACTATCTGTGCCCACACAGAAGTTCCACCAGATGGTTTTTGAGGCACGATTAGATTGTAATCTGCCAAGGCTGTTGTTGTCATCAACACCAACGCCATTATTGTTTTCTTAAGCATATTCTAGCCTACTCCGTTTTGTTATTCCCCAATATAGTAATAGTATAACACAGATCATTATAAAAATAAAGATAGGTCTTGTGATTAAATCATTTACCGTATGTAGAGATGTTAGTTGATAAGTGAGATTATATATCCTGTCACTCAACAGGTACCCTATCAGCAGTGCTGGCCTGCTGACCTGGAATTTTTTACACAGCAATCCCAGTACAGAGAATGCTGATAGTACTGCAAGGTCTTCCCACCCGCCTGTGTACTGCAAGGTCGCCCACACAATCACTGCAAGTATGAAAGGGAAGTAATACACGTATGGCATTCGTGTGACCCATCCTGCGAAGTAGGCCAAGCCATAACAGATCACAGCAGTTATGATTGTGCCCAGCAGGAATGCGTAGGTCATGCTGTTGAATAGTTGTTTGTCTTCGAATGTGTCCGGGGATCCTAGATCAATGCCCAGGTACAAGAACAGTCCCATCAGTATCGCGGCGAATGATGCGCCTGGGATACCAAACAGCACCGTTGGAATAAATGAAGCGGCCTTCTGTGCATTGTTGGCACCTTCCGCTCCCACCACTCCTCTGACGTTCCCGTTGCCAAATTTCTCATTGGGGTTGGATGCGACCGTGGCTCCATACGCCAACCAGTCTGCCATGGCACCACCCAGTCCGGGTAGCAATCCTATGAATGATCCTATCATTCCTCCCCTGATGCTGTCCTTCCAACACCTGACTGTGTCCTTGACACCTTGTTTGAGATCCTGCCAACTGCCATGTTCTGCATTTATAGTGGCAGTCTGTTTCCTGTTGAACCAACCGTTCCATAGCTCTGGTATTGCGAACAAGCCTGCAACGAAAGGCAATATCTGTACACCGTCCTCAAGATATCTCCAACCCATTGTGAAACGAGGCACATTGTTTACATCAACGCCTACCAGTCCTATGGTTACTCCTAAAACAATAGCAAGTGTGCTTCTAACGTATTTCCTAGTGGATACGAAACCCACAGTGACAAATGCCAACACCACCAATGCCCACAGTTCGGGTATGCCCATGTACATAACAATTTTTGTGTAATAAGGGAGAAACAAGAAAGTCAATGATCCAAAGAACAATCCATTCGCCGTGCTTGATGTTATGGCGGCACTCAATGCTCGTGTGGCCTCTCCGTTCTTGGCCATTGGGAATCCATCCACCATTGTTGCCGCCGCACTGTTGGCTCCGGGTATGCCTAGTAGCACACCACTGAACGAATCACCGGTTGTAGATGAGGCGACAACAGCAACACAAAAGATCACACCAAGGTAGGGGTCTCCCACAAAGTATGGCATGATCCCAAATAGTGTTATTAAACCTGTTGTTGCACCTGCGGCTGGTATTAGGCCAATGATTAAGCCGTAAACGATACCTGCCAATAGTATAGCAAATTCCATAGTTATCAATGTTTGGGGTTAGTGTTGTGAACTTCACTGGGAGCGTTACAACAAAATATGTACAATTAATTATTCCTGTGTTAAGTAATATTATATGAAACTGAGTCCTAAAAAGCAACAGAAATATGTCATGCTCAGGACCTACAGTCACCACGATCACGACATAGATGACATGGACGGCGAGTTCTGGCCAATGATGGGCATACTGTTAGCCATATGGGGAGCATGGACCGGGGTAGTACACTTCCTGGACTGGTTGGCCTTTGATGCCATCGTCTGGTGGCTTGAACCACTAACCATCGTACCTTTATTGTTCCTATTGATAATGAAGGAGCGATTTGATTCCCTCAATCCCTTGCACTGGT